AATACTAATCAAGATCCCTCCTCAGAGTTAGAGGCTGCTTACAGACCGAGTACAACTAACAATCAAGAAGCTGTAGACTTTGCACAGAATGGTGGCAGGGAACGTCAGGAAAGAGAGATGGCATCCTCTCAGAGGCTAGGGCGTGATCGCTTAAATAACCTAAGGTCACAGGCTAAGTCAAACATGACACAGGAAGATATAGATAGCATATGGGGTCAGATGACTATTCAAGAGCAAACGATCTATGAGGATCGTATGAAAGAGCCTGGCTTTTTAGATGGCATTATGACAACAGGCATGGCACCAGTAGATCGTATGCTTGCGGCAGTACAAACTGCTGGAACTATAAATCATAGAAAGGGTTTAATATTAAATAAAAGTGATACCAGCACTTACTCTGACAAGCCTGTTGATTATAAGAAAATGGCTAGGGTTATTGGCAGTGCTATGACGGGGGGTATTGGTACGCTAATGTCTGCCGCTACGGTAGCAAAGCTAGGCATAGATAGTGATGAAGTACTAGCTGCTGCTAAAGAGTTCGTACTGTCTGGCATTGGTCAAGGGTCAGGTCGCAAAGGTGATCCAGATACTCAACCTCCTGCCGTTAAACCAGAAAAGTATGACCAAGAGTATTGGAAAAAGAATTTCTATGATAAAAAGGATGCAGATGGTATCAGTCTTGGTAAGAACTCTGCAGCAATAGCAGCAGAACAATTACGTATAGCTATGGAGACAGGAAAGAATGCGTATGGTAATGAGCTTACCCAAGCAGAGATAAATCAAGTAAATAAACTGCGAAATGAAAAGTACAAAAAAGATAAAGCGGATCGTACTATAGCTAAACGGGCTTCTGTAAAATTAGAAAACGAAATAGAAAGCAACAGAGAGAGTGCAAGGGCAGCGACACAGGTAGATTGGAAAGCAGCCCAAGCAGCCAAGGCTAAAGCAGCCGAGTTAGCTAGTAAAACCCGTACTGATAGGGGATATACGCCCACCAATACTACTAATAATAAGGATAACTATACATATAGCCCTCCAGCTAAAACAGGTGGTAGTACTTCTGGCCCTAAGAATAGAAGTGGTATTGCTGAAAGAGCCAAGAATCGTCAACAGCAGCAGGATAAAGACAACAGTAATCAAACAATGTATGCTCATGGCGGTCTAGCTACTAAAGCTAACAAGCCTAAAATTAAGAAGATGCCCAAGGATAACGCAACAGGACTAGCATCTAAGATGGTAGCAAAACAAAAAACTAAAGCTAAAAAGGGAGCTTTGGCAGCAAAAAGAACTTAATACCCTTTATTGGCTACCTAAGATCGGGGGGCATATTTCATGCCTTCCCCACTGTTAGCCCCAACAAGAGAGTAAATTATTATGAGTGCAGCACCAGATATGTTTGTAGGAAAGAAACAAGAAGTAAAAGGGTTCATGCGAGTTAACACTAAAGAAGCTCGTATGGAGCAGGATGAACTTGAGTTAGCGGAAATGAAAGCGCAGCAAGAGATGTCTCCTGAGGAAAAGAAGGACGAGGAAACTCCCGATACAGCGGAGGAGAGATCTTTCAAGAAGCGGTACGGTGATCTACGTAGGCACCAGCAGGAGCAGAAGAGTGACTTTGAGGAGCAAATTAAATCTTTGAAGGGTGAGCTTAAGTCTTCAGCAACAGGTGAGATGGAGTTGCCTAGCACAGAGGAAGAGATTGCAGATTGGGCAAGTAGGTATCCAGAGGTAGCCAACATAATGCAGACAATGGCATTGAAGGCCGCTAAGGATCAGAATGACACCCTAAGTACTCGTATGCAGGAGATTGATGATCTTCAGCTAAGTGCTAACAAAGGCAAAGCGGAAGCTAAGTTGCTACAGCTACACCCTGACTTTGAAGAGATTCGTGAAGAGGATGCCTTCCATGATTGGGTAGACAAGCAACCTAAATGGGTACAGGATTCTTTGTACCACAATGAAGCTGACGCAACTAGTGCAGCTAGGGCAATTGACTTGTACAAGTTAGATGCTGGCATTGGCAAGAAGAAGAAAACTAAGAAGGGTGATAACCGTAGTGCCGCACAGGAAGTTAGTTCCCGTGGTAACTCTACTCCTACAGAAGGGTCTGGAGAACAGCAATATCTTGAGTCTGATGTAGCTGATATGGATATTAACCAGTATGAAGAACATCAAGACGCAATTGCAAAGGCAATGCGTAGTGGTAACTTTGTTTATGACTTATCAGGTAAGGCACGTTAATATTGAATTAAAGCTAAATAAAGCTTGACATTTAAAGATTTATGTGTATAACTGTATATTAAATCACTAATGTAGCCTGATTGATCATCATGTTGCATTAGTACGTTACAGATGCGTAGGCTCCATTCGGCTACCCTATACTCAGTAACAAATATGTTATGCAAATTCGTGTGTAACATATAAGCAATCACAATAGTAAATAGACTAACCTGCTCCGACAAGGCCCAGTTGTATAAGAGGCGATCACCTGTTACACACTGCACCCTTTAAAGACAGCCCCTATGATATTGTAATAGCTCCATTACAATTTAAATAAGGAGTATATATCATGGCTTTCGGTCAAGCTGGATCTTATACAAACTTAAATAGCGGTAACTTTTCACCGACTATTTATAGTAAGCAAGTACAAATGTCATTCCGCAAATCAGCAATCTGTGAAGCTATCACCAACAGTGATTACTTCGGTGAGATTGCCAACGCTGGTGACTCTGTACGTATTATCAAAGAACCTGAAATTAGTGTTAGTGCATACCTCCGTGGTACTGCTATCTCTACTCAGGATTTAACTGACGTTGATTTCACTTTAACGGTAGACAAGTCTAACTACTTTGCATTTAAGTTAGATGACATTGAGGAGCAACAGGCTCACGTTAACTGGCTAACTATGGCTAGTAACCGTGCGGCATATCGTTTGGCTGACCAGTATGACCAAGAAATCTTGGGCTACTTATCTGGTTACAAGCAAGCTGCTCTCCATGCTAACGCTGGTGTTGTTAACACTACTGTCTCTGGAACTAAAGCTAATACTTCCGCTGGCTCTGACGAGCTATTGGCTGCTAACAAGCTTAAGAAGAGTGACTTTGGTAACATCACTACTGCTAGTGCTGCTGACCATTCAATCCCTCTAGCTGCCCGTCTATCTGGCGCAACTGCCGCATCTACTTCTGCTGCGACTCCATTACAAATTCTAGCTCGTATGGCTCGTTTGATGGATCAAAACAATGTAGACAAGCAAGGCCGTTGGGTTGTTGTAGACTCAGTGTTCCAAGAAATCCTAGCTGATGAAGACTCTCGTCTTTTGAACATGGACTGGGGCAAGTCTGGTGAACTACGTAATGGTTTGATGTTGGAAAACTTGCATGGCTTCCGTGTATATGTTACTAACAACTTGCCTTCTGTAGGTACTGGTTCAGCTACCTCTGGTACTGCTAACCAAAACACCAACTACGGTGTCATCGTTGCAGGTCATGATTCAGCCGTTGCTACTGCACAGCAGATCAACAAGACTGAAACTTATCGTGATCCTGATAGCTTCGCTGATATTGTACGTGGTATGCACCTTTACGGTCGCAAGATTCTTCGTCCAGAAGCTCTTGTTGTCGCAAAGTACAACGCTGCCTAAGCGTTATCCCAAAGGGGGTGGGCAATCTGCCCCCTTTCTTTTATTATGTAAAGAGTAATTATAATGGCAACATATGTCTCACTTGCAAATGAAGTTCTAAGACGACTTAATGAAGTACAGATTGATGCTGCTGGTGACGGTTTTGATACTCTTAGAAATGTACAAGCTCTTGCTAAGGATGCTATCAATAGTAGTATTAGACGTATACTGCAAGATGGTCAAGAGTGGCCTTTTATTAAAACAACTACAACACAAACGCTAACTATTGGCGTTACCACATATAACTTCCCTTCAGACTATTCAAGTGCTGACTGGGGAACCTTTTACGTTAAGAAGCTAGTGTCGGTTAACAACAACCCACAGGTTCTTAACGCTATTTCATTTGAGGAGTACACCTCCTCTCGCAGGGCATCGGATGATAATGCCCCTTCCACAGGCTTAGGTGTTCCATCTCAAGTATTCCAGACATACGGTTCAGCCTTTGGTGTTACACCATCTCCTAATGCAGTGTATGAAGTAGAGTACACGTATTGGACTGTACCTAACAATCTTACTTTATATAATGATGTAAGTATCATACCTGATAGATTCTCCCACGTAGTCATTGATGGTGCCATGATGTATATGATGCAGTTCCGATCTAACGCACAGAGCGCACAGATGCACCAAGCTTCCTTTGAAGACGGTATTAAGGCAATGCGTAATGTACTCATGGATGATAAGTTAAATATGAGAAGTGCATACATTGTTAGAACGAGGCAACGTACTTCTGCAGGGATAGCGTAACAACATGGCTGATCAATTATCAGTACACAAAGTATTCTGCAGAGGCGGCTTAGACACTAGCCGTGATGTACTAGCACAAGGAGAACAAGCTCCTGGTAGTGCTATTCAAATGATTAATTATGAAGCTGCTGTAACAGGTGGCTATAGACGCATGAATGGGTTTGATAATTCCTACGGTACAGTTACAGGAACAGGCTCGGTACTAGGTGTTAACGTAGCAAATGGTATTAACGATGGTATCTTAGCCTGTAGAAAGACTAGCTCTGGTAGTAACTACCTACATTATTGGAACAACTCTACATCAGCATGGGTAGCTGTTACCTGTGGTGGCTCACCTACAATGACAGGCGTAGGTAAGGTTCGCTTTGCTAACTTTAACTTTGGCTCTGCAAAGACTATCCTTACGGACGGCATCAACCCTGCTGCTACTTATGATGGTACTACGTACACACAGATAACACATTCATCTGCACCGACTGATCCTAAGTTTGCTGCAGACTATGCTAATCATATGTTCCTTGCAGGAGATCCAGCACATCCTAGTAAGTTGTACTTCAGCGCACCTTTGGCTGAGACTGACTTTGCTACTGGCAATGGTGCTGGAGTAATACAGGTAGGCTTTGAAATAGTAGCCATTAAGCAATTCCGAGATACATTATACATATTCGGAACTAACAGCATCAAAGCACTTAAGGGTACAAGTACGTCAGACTTCGTAGTAACAGGAGTTACCCACGACTTAGGTTGTCTTGCTACTGATAGTGTTATGGAGATTGGTGGTGACCTACTATTCCTTAGCCAAGATGGTATGCGTCCTATATCTGGTACAAGTAAGATTGGAGATGTGGAATTAGAAACCCTATCTAAGAAGGTACAGTCCGTATTTTCAGACGTAGTACTAGCCATAGACTTAAATGGATTATCTTCGGTTGTTATACGTAACAAGTCTCAGTTTAGAATATTCTTTGCTGCCTCTGAATCACAGGGCATCATAGGTGGAATACGACAGAACCAAGATGGTCTAGGCTTTGAGTTTGGTCAGCTTCTAGGATTAGAGGCTACGTGTGCAGCTAGTGGTTACATCGGGCAGTATGAATTTATCATACATGGATCTTCCAATGGTAAAGTATATCGGCAAGAGAGGGGCAACTCTTTTGATGGCTTAGATATATTTAGTGTTTATCAAACTCCTTATATGTACATGGAAAATCCAGAGCAGCGTAAGATATTTCATAAAGTTAATACGTACCTACGGTCAGAGGGTGACAATGAAATTATCCTATCCGTAGTATATGACTATGAAGATATTAATGTAATGAACCCAACAAACTATACGATGACTACTCAAGGTGCTGCAGCCTACTATAATGAAGCAGCTTATGATAGTACTGCTATCTACGGTGGCAACCCTTCCCCCATACAGACAACTAATATCTCAGGATCGGGTAAGTCTGTATCTTTTAAATACGTAACTAATAGCACTGATGCTAGTCACAGCATACAGGGTATTGTGTTAACTTACGGCACTGGAGATTTAAGATAAATGGCTGGCTATACTAGACAATCAACTGCAGATATAGTATCTAACGCAGTAATAAAAGCGGCACCAGTGAATGCAGAGTACAATGCAATCCGAGATGCCTTCGCCTTCGCAACTGGACATAAGCATGATGGGTCTAGCACTGAAGGTGCTTACGTACCTCTCATTGCAGATGTTGATGCGTTAAACAAAGTAGTCATTGATACTACTAATAACCGAATTGGATTCTTTTCACAGGTAGGTGTAGGTACAGTAGAGCAACTACGCATTCAAGATGGGGCAATTGTTCCTGTTACTGACTCTGACATTGACCTTGGTGCTTCTGGTGCTGAGTTCAAAGACTTATACATTGATGGTATCGGATACATTGACACTATCGCTGTGCATGAGAATGCTACGATTGC